ATATAGTGGTAAAGCACTAGTCAGCAACCAGCAGTCGGATATCGTATCCAATTCGGACTCGAAATTTTTACAAGGAGAAAAGGTAGTAGGTTCTACCAGTTCGGCATTTGGGTTCGTCACTAAGATAGACCCAACCAATAATCAGATTATATTAAACGATATACAAGGTAGTTTCCAAATAGGAGAAGTAGTCACAGGGTCGAACAGCTCGAAGAGTTTCACTATTATTTCGGTCAGAAATTTTTCAGACTCACCTCACCATTACGAGGACTCAGAGGGTAATAAAACTACCATAAGTACAGGTAATACACCAGTATCTAACTTCGACTTCGAGCAAAAATTTAATGATGATAAGAGAGAGATTAGATATATTAAACCTCATTTCGTCTCACAATTACTCAGAGAATTTAAATCATTCATAGGTTCTTAATATGGCACAAGCAATAGGTAATAATTCACCTAATTCTTATAGGTTAGTCGGTGCAGTTATTAGTAATAATGAGGGTAATCAGTTAGATGTAAGTAATCTTGTAGACTCATTTGAATTAACTGAGAGTATATATCAGATGTTTCTTACAGGTTCTATGACCTTATTTGATAATAATAATTTATTTAATCGAATAAATTTCACTGGACAAGAGTATTTAAGACTGCATTTCCATGGTGTAGAGGGTATGGAAGAAGACCCACCAGATGATGAACAAATAAATCAAGTATTTCGTATATTTAATGTTGCAAATTACCTTAGAGATACCGACCAAAACCTCTCAAATGTAGTATATAAATTAGATTTTTGTAGTCCTTTGATGTATGAGGCAAGAACTAAGAGAATATCTAGAGTATATAGAGGAAAGACTGGAGATATATTAAATAAAATATGTAAGGAAGAATTAAATTTTGTTGAGACCGAAAGTGATGTGAAACCGCGTGTGAAGGGGGGGCAGGAACTCGGTAACTTCTTCTCTGTATTCGATGCAGATGTAGGGGATGCAAGAGGGTTCGTATGTCCTAACTGGACTGTACATCACACCTTAGAGTGGCTGAGAGACCACACCAGAGACGAGACCAACCAACCATATGGAAACTCTTACTACTTCTATCAGACTGCATTAGATGGGTTTAGGTTCTGTAATATAGATACCATGCAGAATATAGTCTATCTGGATGGTGCAGTTGCATTTAGTCCTAGGGATGGGAGTATGGTGATGTCTGAGAACTATGACTTCGAGGGTGGTGTAGGAAACGACATTCTATCCTACAACAAACAGAACCTATATGATACTCTAGAAGGTAACCAGAGCGGCTTATATGCAGGCACAGTGCATTCCTATGACACAGTAACCAAAACCATTACAGTTATCCCTAGTCAGTTTACACAACAGTTTGAGATGGATGGTGGGAACTATAAGAAAGGTCTTGCAGTATCCCCTTCCTTTAGACTAGGTGCAGAGAATATAAGAGTACCATCAGAGAGTGTAGATTCAGCAGATGAATTACCTATAGCTCCAGTTGCAATTAATGGAGACCCTATCACAGAGAGATTCGGAGCTTCTGTAGAGTTTGATTATAGTGTACCCTTTACCTTTAGTAATAAAGCTGAGGATATAGGGAACAGTATAACAAGTGGTGGTAGTGTTGTCAAGTATAATAGAGATAGAGTAGAGAAGTTATACGAATTAAATAGAATAAATGTTCAGATATCTGGGAGAACTAATATAAGTGCAGGCATGGTGATTCATGTAGATATACCACAACCCACAGCAGTAGGTGGAGAGAGAGATGAACTACAACATAATGGTAAGTTGTTAGTAGAGAGTATTACATGGAAGGGAGATAGAAGTGGACTCGAAGTACAACTCTCATGCACCACTGATGGACACCAAGTCAATCCAGATACCTTCGAAGGCATGGACTTGGATTCTCAATACTAAAAGGACAGTGTTTTGGGACTCCTAAACTATTTTTGGCTGGGCATTGCTACCCCCATTAAAGTCTTGGGCAGTAATGGGACTCCTAGGTTTTATCTGGGACTCCTATAAATAATAACTAATAGGGAGATTATATGTTAAAAGATATACTAGAAACTCACAGAGAAATGATGTATGAATTTATGGAAGTTGCTGGAGTTGATGATTATGGATTAGCATGGATTTGTTTTTTAAAAGGTGTTGCATTTACATCTTTTATTGTTTGGATATTCTAATGAGTTGGGAAATGAAAGGTATAAGATGTTTTTTAAATAGTAAGATACACAATGCAGTCTGCACTAACATTGATGTAGACTATGAGGGTTCTATTCTCATAGACGAAGACTGGATGGATGAGGTGGGACTCCTAACTCATGAACAGGTAGATGTATATAATAAGACAAATGGTAATAGACATACTACATATGTTCTACCATTACCTAGAGGTTCAAACCGAGTTGAAGTAAATGGTGCTGGAGCTCACCTTACAGATGTAGGAGACGAATTAATTATATGTTCTTATATTCTTTTAGATACTAATTTAGAAGTATTACCTTTACGACACGAACCAAAGATAAAAATAATAGACCCTAAAGATAAACTCTATAGGGAATTACTAGGATTAAATTAAAATGTCAGAATTTGTAGGATTACAGAATAATTTTTTTACAGGAGTGGTCGAAGACCGACATGACCCATTATATTTGGGTCGAGTTCGTGTCCGAATATATGGTTTACATACCGATGATAAGAATTTAATACCTACACCAGACCTTCCATGGTCAGATGTTCTCATGCCAGTGACTAATTCTGCACTTTCTGGACTTGGAATGTCTCCACATGGACTTGTAGAGGGTTCTACAGTCATGTGTTTTGCAAGAGATGAGAGAGATATGCAAGATTTTGTCGTTATGGGGAGTCTTTTTGGACGACCAAGTGATAAATTTAAGATACCGAACAACGATGCAACCAAAGCCCATAGCCGTAATGCCGATGAAGGGTTCAACGACCCTAGACGAGGGACTCGAAGTGACTATAATGACAGTATAGATAAACCTGCTGGTGGTAGAAACTTTACTTTAATAGGTTCATTAGACACTGCACCACTGGGAAGACCGACTTTAAGTGCAAAAGTTGATGGATTTGGTACTACTATTGAGAATGTTGACCAAGGAGTTCGTTATCCAAGAGAAATTTATACCAAAGACCAGAAATCCGATGTCAATGAGAATGCAATTACTGGTTCAAGTGCAACTTATCCGAATGATGTCATACAAAAACACGAAGGTACATCTGTAAAAGAACCGACTCGTCAAAGTATATCTCCTAGTTATCCATTTAATAAGATGATTGAGAGTGAATCTGGTCATGTTTTAGAGTTAGATGATACTCCAAATGCAGAAAGAATACATTTATATCACCGAACTGGTAGTAGAATAGAAATGTTAAGAGATGGTGATGTCACACTTAAGGTTGCAAATAATAATTACGAAATAATATTAAAAGATAAAAAAGTATTAATAGCTGGTAGTGCAGATATAGAATTATCTAATGGTAATTATAATATAAATGCATATAAAGGTGGTTCAGAAGATGGTGGGTCAATTAAATTCACTGCACATGGTGGAAATATTGATTTAACTACAACCAATCCAGATAAAGCTATACGAATAAAAGGTAAAGTATCATTAAATGGTACTGCATTTGACTAATGCCAGAAGAAAATAATAAATCAGTTGCAGTAGACTGTCCAGAAGTATTAATTCCTAGTGCAGATGACCTAGAAGCAATAATAATAGAGATAGGTAATACCTATGGATGGGAATATATTGAACCTATCAAAGAATTATTAGGTGCATTTCCTTTATCTCATACTTGGCCCAAAGATTTAGACATTCCAGAACTAGAATGGGAAGGTAAAATACAAGCTATCATCGAAGAATTTAAATTATATCCGATGGTAAAGATTGCAGAGTTCCTTCAAGTACCATTAGAGTTTGTTGTTCCACCATTTGGAATAACAGTAGACTGTCAAAAACTATTTGAAGACCCTAACTATAAGACAGAACTCCTTGCAGAGTTAGAAGAGAGTCTAGGTTTAGATGCAATAGACTCACTTATGGAAACTTTCAGTGCAGAGAGTTGGAATGGTGAGTTTGGTATTGATGCACCTAGAATTAAACTTGCAAAAGCATGGAAAGAAATGATTGAGGAGATTAAAAAAATAATAATGACTGGTGGGTTTGGTGCAATAGCAAAACTATTAGACAAAGAACCATTAAAAACTCTTATAAAAACTTTACCAGACCCTATAGGTTTCTTCGTAGAATTAATTGCATCCTTTCCTAAAGGTGGATATGAGTTTGATGCAGATACATTATTTCAAAAATTAAGAAAAAAGGCAGAGGAAGAAGGATTAGAATTAATTGAGTTATTAAAACAAACACCAATACCTTTTGTTTCTGAAATCCCAGCAGAAATGTTGGGTCTTGAAGATGTATTACCAGAAACCCTAGGTGATTTAATTGATTTAGATAAAAGAGAGAAAAAAGAAATAGATTTTCCTAGGTGGGATGAACAAAGATTATTTGAAAGATTTAAAACCTTTATAAAAGACTTACCTCAAATATTATTTGAAGCTTGTCTTGCAAAACTTACTGCACTTATTAAATTTTTTATACCACCAGAGATACCAATACCATTTACTCTATGTACATTCTTAACAGTAATTGGTTTCCCAAAACAAATAGATGTTGTTGAACTAGCACTTGAAGGGACATAAATACTATTATGGCATCATACAATAACACAAAAAGTAGTCAAAGTTCAATCACTGCAAGAAAGTGGTATACTGATATGGATTTAAATATCACACCACATCCTTCGTCTGGAGACTTAGTTCTTAAGTTCGATAAAGATGCAGTTAAAAGGTCAGTAAGAAATATAATGTTAACTAATAATTATGAGAGACCCTTTAAACCAAACTTTGGTGCAAATCTTAGGGGACTCCTATTTGAACTTGCAGATGATATGACAAAATATGAAATAAGAAAACAAATTATGGAAGCATTAGAAATGTTAGAACCTAGAGTAAGGATTCAAAACATATATCTATCTTCGGTAAGAAACAGTATGCATATCAGTCTACACTATGGTGTTGTAGGTAGTAAAGAACCACAAACATTAGAAGTAATATTACAGAGAGTAAGGTAAAATGAGTACAGTAAAAAGTTCCCAAGTCAATATCACTGATTTAGATTTCGATGATATTGCATCTAATCTAAAAGAATATCTTAAGGGTCAGTCGACTCTTAAAGACTACAACTTCGAAGGTAGTAATATTAGTTTACTCATAGACCTTCTTGCATACAGTTCACATGTGTCAGCTTTCAATGCAAATATGGTTGCATCTGAATTATTTTTAGACACTGCACAAATAAGAAAGAATGTAGTTTCTCGTGCAAAAGAAATTGGTTATACACCTACTAGTGCAACTGCCTCAATGGCAACAATAGATTTACAAGTAAACAATCCTTTAATTGGTGGTGAGACTCCTAGTTCATTAACTCTTAATAGAGGACATAAATTTAAAACAACTTATGATGGATTTGTATTTCCATATGTCCTTTTAGATTCACAAACAATATCACCACTAAATGGTGTCTTTAAATTTGAAGACCTTAAGTTATATCAAGGAACAATGAACTCAGATATCTTTGCATACAATGGTCAAATACAAAATCAAAGATTTGCATTGTCAGAAGAATTAGTTGATACAACAAGTATTACAGTTACAGTATCATCAACAGGTGGTGGTGCATCTGCATGGTCACAAGCAGAAGATATTAGTGGTGTTGATAAAGATTCTAAGGTATGGTATGTACAAGAGAATGACCAAGGTCTCTTTGAAGTATATTTTGGTGATGGTGTTATTAGTGCAGAACCTTTAGATGGTGATACAATAACTATATCATACTTGGTAACAAACGAAACACATACAGAAGGTGCAAGTATATTTACAATGACAGATACAATCGGTGGTAACTCAGATGTAACCATCGTTACTCAAACTGCATCATCTGGTGGTAAAGCAAAAGAAGGAATTGAGTCAATTAGATTTGCAGCTTCTAAATTTTATACCTCACAAAATAGGTTGGTAACAGTAGACGATTATAAGTCTAAACTGCAAACTTTATATCCTGGCGCAGATTCTATTTCAGTCTGGGGTGGAGAAGATAATAATCCACCTGCGTTTGGAAAGATATTTATTGCAATCAAACCTTCACAAAATGTAAACAAATTAACAACATCTGAAAAAACTTTACTAAGAGACAAGATGAGAAAACTAAATATGTTAACAGTCAGACCAGAAATAGTTGATGCAGATATCATAGATATTTTAGTGACAACTAACTTTAAGTTCAATCCTAGAGCAACAACTAAAACTGTATCTGAATTGGAAACACTTGTTAGGGCTGCAATCATTACACATGACAGTACCTATCTAAGTGGGTTTGATAGTATTTTTAGGCATTCAGTTCTAGCGACAGACATAGACAATGCAGAATCTTCGATTCTTTCGAACACTACAACTGTCAAACTTAGAAAAACTGTGACTCCTACTCTTGGTCAGTCCAAGGGATATGAAGTAGAATTTGGAGAAGGGAATAAATTTTATAATCCTCACAGTGGACATAACAAACATGGTGGTGGTATTTTAGAAACCACTGGATTTTTAGTATCTGGATTTACAGATACATTCTTTTTAGACGATGATGGAGAAGGTAATCTAAGACGATATTCTCTAAGTGGTTCAACAAGAGTTTACGCAGATAGTCAAGCAGGAACAGTTGACTATTCAAATGGTAAAATAACAATCAATGGTATTAACATTCTTTCAACAAGTAATACCGATGACACAATTCACTTTACAGTGATACCGAATTCATATGACAGTGTTGCATTTAGAAGTAATCTTCTAGATATTAACACATCATTGATAAATGTAAATGGTGCAACAGACACCATTGCATCTGGTGATACGAGTGCTGGGGTAGGATATACATCCTCAACTAGTTACTCCTAAACTATGATTCGTGTGTATGCACGAAGTAATATTCCCACATGGTGTGGGTTTTTAAAATGCTAAATTAGAGAGGAACTAAAAATGGCAGATAAAAAAGTAACAGCATTGTCCGACTTAGGGACAGGCATCGCA